CAAGCTTCTTTTTCTGAGGGGAAATCTTATAACCCATAAATTTAGCTACATCTTCTTCACTACTACTTTCAAAGTATAACATCTGGTAGGCTACGTAATGCACACTGCTTAAACGCGATTCCATTTCAGTATTCAACTTCCCTACAGATGATGAGAAATCAAAATCTAAATATTCTTTATTGGTGACTTCTTTTATGAAATCTTCAGTGGAAAGCGGTATTTTTAATTCTAACCCCGCTCTCTTCGATTTTTCCCATTTACTGCACACAGGACAGTGAGCCGTGGAGTGGTTAGGCAATTGGTAATCAGGGCAAGGATTGACATAATTGCCGTAATGATTCCTTACGAGGTTCCTAATTTGGTTAGATATGATTCTACCTATCCATGGCTCAAGAGGGCGTGTCTGATCCCACATATCCCATTTTTTAGCAATATGTATTTTGATGATTTGCTGGACATCCTCAAAGTCAAACCACTTAACAGCGTAAAGCCGCCATTTATATTGTTGCTTCTTTACCGCCTCATCTATTACTTCAGAGAAGTCTTCATATGTATAATCACTTCTCTTTTTTCTTTTCATTAATAAAGTCATTAACAGATTGAGGGTTACTCCTTCGATTCGTCTCGATTGGAGTTGGCTCACCTAATAATGACCCTAGTGTCCGATTGGAAATATCAGCAACTTCGAAATCTACTTGGAAGTCGGTAATTTCAGGAACAAACTCAGCGTCCGTCTCATCTGACGAAATAACTGAAGATTTTCTGTTTATAACTGAAGTGTTTGTGGAAACAGTAGAGGCTTTAGAGTTCAAAGTATATCCGCACTTCGTGCAGAAGTTTGGTTTCGCATTGGCGAAAGCGATTTTAGTGCCGCAGCTTTGACAGAATAAATGAGCCATACTATATATTTTACTGTTTATGAATTAATTTTCAAAAAAAACAAGGCTTGATGCGTCCTTTTGGGTTGTAAGCTGTTCGCCGCTTTCGCGTTGACGCATTTCTTGTTTATGATATATAATATTATATGATATGTAGTATTACACTTTTTTCCAATTTTCCAACTTAGAAATGATGAATTTCAAAATCTTACTTCTAACGATATCTTTATTAGTGAACTTGAAAGTATCAATACCATTAGCTTTAGAATCGTCGTCGGAGAATATATCAACCATATTTTTGAATCCAGTTTTCCCATCAATATCGCTTTGCATAAAGTCACCGCATATAATTAGCTTAGTATTTTCACCAATACGAGTAATCAAAGTAGTCAACTCCTTAAATGTGAAGTTCTGAGCTTCATCCGCAACTATAAGTTTGTTTTCCCAATTCGCACCCCTCAAAAAGTTGATAGGTATAGCGTTCACCCTTTCTTTCTGCTTCAGGTAAGCCGTATCGCCCTCATGTATTATTTCTTCCAGCTTATCATAAAGAGGCAACGTGAAAGGGTTGAATTTCTCCGACATGTCTCCAGGAAGACTGCCTAGACCTTTGTCGGCGCTTTCTACAATACTACGGACATACAATAAGTCTTTGTCTTGATCTTGAGACATTAATCTCAAACAACCATATAAAGACATATAAGTCTTACTCGAACCAGCAGGTCCAGATACAAACATTATTTTTACCTCTGGGTTCAGCAATATATCTAGAAATTTGTGCTGATTTTCGGTAAATTTGAATTTCCTCTCCTTAAACTTTATTGAGAAAAAGCTGTGAGGCTCTAACTGAATATTAGACAGTTTCTTAACTCCCATATGCTATATATTACACTTAATTTACAATTTCACCTGTTTAATCGTCGCAGTTGTTTGAATGGTCTCTCCTCCTTGGACCGAATAAGATTCAGTCAAGACTCTCGCACCAGCGGTGAACTTAATTAAATCAGCGATAGGACTTTGTGTCCCTATGCCAACACCTCCCTGTATTTTTAAATCAACATGTAATTGACTAGTCAATTTTTCGCCGCTAAAGTTTATCAGAGTATCTAAACCTGTAGATGATACAGACATCTCCTCCTCCACTCCGTCCAACAACATAGAAGACGCATTCACCGAACCTAAACCGTAAATCGGGGTGCGGGTGTATTTTCTATTGAAATTTATTTGAGATTGCACCTGACCCAACACATTCGCGGTGTCACTAACAGAACACGTATGACCATAAACAATACCATCAGTATCTAATGTCGGACTCGAAGAACCTATACCGACAAAACTAGTATTCCTAGTTATACCACCACCAGTAACAGGGTCTAATGAAACAAAATTAGCTTGCAAAATCACTGGCGCAAATGGACTTATGCTCAACGACACATCTTTAACATAACACTGGTTGTATATCCCACTACCCAACTTCATAGCCACAAAATCATCTTGATTAGCATCCAATAAAAAATCCAACCCCGATAACATCCCAGATTGCAATAAACAACTAACTGAGATATCCGCAGACAATGCACCATCAAAAGTAAACTGATCAGCCGCATCAACACTCTTGCCCAATTTACGCCTCACACTAGATGCAGTATTGTAACTCACGCTCGCTTGGGTGACTGGTAGATAATCGTTAATCTCATTCGGCGGCGTTGACGATCCAACCCCAGCTTGACCTATATAAACAGGGAACTCACTATATGGTAAACTCATTTATTTAATTTACACCATTTTACTGATTACCAACTACCATAAGGCCAAAATTTGCCGTAGCATATGATATCCAGATCACACCCCAACCATATTCCTTCTTTATGAAATACGCCACAGCCACAACACCATACATCAATCCCGCCAACAAAGGCACATACTTTGTTATAATGTCAAGAGTCATGAGTTTTAAATCTTTCTGGGTAGACACCCTCAAGTTTCTGGTAATGTAACTTTACTTCATTTAAATCAAGATCGCGACTACCCCTGCTCATATTCTCTTTAGCGCAGAGAGGTCTTAAATTACTCCAGTGATTAGGCCCAATCTGCTCATCACCTTCGGCCCCTTCAATATAAAAAGGATTAATATGTTTATACTCCTCCCACAAACAAAGAGGAATAAGGTGATCTATATGCCATGCGCCTTCATGATCTAGATTTGAACCAACGCCGTAATTATTTTTATTCATCCAATCTTCTGACAAATCTTCGAGAAGCTCCACAAGTTGTTGACTGGTAACTTGCGTCTTTTTGTTCCACAACGATGGGCTTTTTCCCCCAAAAGCAGTTTGCATGTAACGTTTCAATCTTCCTCGTATTCTTTTGGCATATATGTATTTAGGGTCTCTTTCTAACTCTCTTCTTCTTTTTTTTGCTTCGGGGGTTTTAGACCTAGCAAAGAAATCCTCCTTATTTTCTACATAATATTTTTTAGCTTTTACCCTTTCACAATCTAAACACTCCCATGAATTACCATGCTTAATATCTCTGAAATCATCCCAGTTTTTAATTAATCCACACCTTACACAACATCTTTTCTTTTCAATTAAATGGTTTCCAAATCTAGGTTCTCCATTATCTGCAAATCTAACCCAACCTTCTTTATGCAATTTATTTAATTTCTCTTCGCTTAACTCATGTTTCTTATTTCCCATATAAGATATCTGCTTAACTCCATTAATCATGTTTTGCGGGAGTTTAAGTAAAGCTCCAAAATCTTTCCTTAATATAAATAAAGTTTTTGTTAAATTGAGCTTCATTCCATCAGGAATACCCATTTCAAACAAAAAATTGCTATTTCTAATTTTTATCCAATCTCTCCCCTTTTTTGCCCTAGCTCTCCCTTTTAAAGTAGTGTTTGCAATGCTTTTCTCGACAAGAATGTCCACCACTTCATGCATACTTAAAATTTCATCTCTTTTTAATTTGCAGCTATTCCAAAATTTTCGCTCAAAGTCTTTTGCATATAGCTCCATATAAACGTGATAAATAAAGCTTCTCCGACAACTTAAGCTTTCGGGCTTATAGCAGTCTTCGCAAATATCTCTATTTATCTTAAATTCTTGTTCAAACCAAATACCTTCTTGTATCTTCTGCTCGATCAAGAAGCTCTTTCTTTTTTTGTTTTCCCCACATATTATACAACTCATCTGTTTATTTTCGGGGCATGGATATTTTTTTCAATTTTATTTATGAGAATTTTTTTGCTCATCTGTCGCAGAAGAAATGGGGGGGGGTGTGCTGTAGCATTTACGTTCACGGTTTGTCCAAACGTCATTGACAGATTGATAAATACCTCCCCCCGCCGCTTTGCTACGTAAACCCAAACTAAATTTTTGAGAATTAGGGGGGGGTGTCAAGTAGTAAATGAAAATATATTTAGAAGATAATAGCAGAAAAATCTTTTTGTTTCTGCGATTCTGTGATATACTTTGCCCATGGAAAAAAATAACTACGGTCAAAAATCCGACATGGTAAACATAACAAACGAGAATGGCAACATCGAAGCCTACGAAATCGAGGACATCGAGATCCATCAGATCGATCCCAATGACGCGCCAGACTTTTGCAATGCGTCTATCTGTAGCGCAATGATTCGCAAGT